TCAACCTCATCGGTTTCGGCTTGCGCCTTCTCTGGTGCCTGTTCTCCGCTTTCCTCGGCAAGCAACGCTTCAAAGGCTTGTGCGGCTTCCCGCACACTCATGGCGGCATTATCCGCCAAAACTACATGTTCGTCACTCATTGTTCCCTCTTAGATTTCGGCGCGCTTGCGCATACGATCAATCGTCATGCGCGTGAGCGTGCCATCGCTGATTGCACTTGACAGATATTGTTGCACTCTGTCCAGTGCTTTGAATTCAAAATGGATGCGTTCGCGTGCTTCAGTGGTTTCCGCCATAGCCCAATCATCGAGCAATTGCTGGCGGATACCCATCCAAGCATCCTTATACAGATTACTTTCCAGTATGCGTTGCGCTTCGTGAGCGCGTTTAATCTTTTCTTCGGCTGTCATTGCATCGGCTGCACGGCTTGCGCGATTGCATCAAGTTGCATGCGCTCACGATCCATATTCACTTTGGCGTCAATCTCTGCCTGTGTGCGCGCAAGGCTTACGCCGTACTTGAGTTCCATTTCCTGACGTCTTAGCACGCCATCTTGTGCAATGCGATCACGTTCACGATCATCGGCACGAATCATCTTTTCGCGCTCAAGGGCAAGCTCGGCGGCTTTCTTTTCAATGTCAGCCTGGATTGCCTGAACTTGCACCGCGGTAAGTGCCTCGGACGGATCTGGACGCGGTTGTTGTTGCGGTGGACTGTAGTCCATGGGCAACTGATTGATAAATTGCGTCGTGTCCTTGTATCCCGCCAACTCGATAATCTTGGTAAGCGTTCCTGCGTACTGACCAACCGTCACCAATGGATTGTTTGGCCCAAGGCTTTGCAGGATTTGCTCTTGCTTGGCGGCAATGGCTTGCAAGAATTGCAAACGCTCATCGCTATTGCCCGTTCCAAGGCCAACATTCACGCTCACATCCATCATGGCGTCCCATCCGCGCGGATCAACTTCAATCCACTGGTTGCGCAAACGGACAACGCGAGGCTTATCTTGGTTTTGCGTGATCAGGCGCAGCAATCCCTTAAATAACCGCTTCATGCCGATTTCGGCAAAGATGCGAGCAATCAGTTCAATGTGTTGCTGCGCGGCTTGCACGGTTGCTTGCACCGCCAGGCGCGTTGTGGATTGAAGGGCATCAGCGTTAAGGCCCATGGATGCTTTGGACATGCCAGTGCGCGCCTCTTTCACCTGATCCATGTACTCAATCATGCTAAACGCTTGCTGACCAACGAATGGCGTCGAGAACGGTTGCACCATACCCGGTGCGCGCATCCTGATAATCGCGCCATTCTCATTGTTCAGCACATCGTCCATATTCACCTGACCTTCAACCACCGCGGTTCGCGGATGAATGGATTGCGCCAAGGAATCAAGCATATTGCGTAGGATCACGGACTTGATGCGCTGAATGTCCATCGTTACGTCAGCCGTTGACATACCAAAAAAGGTATGCGGCTCAGGATCGGGCACAAAGTAAGTGAACGGAATATCGTCAGCGGGTTCGTTCGCCACGATCTTGTAAGACGGCCCCATGGTGCAAATCTTGCGCAACTCGGCAAGCCCATCACCGTCCATATCCATTCGGATATAGGCTTCCAGGTATAGGATTCTGCGCTGCGCGGGATTGTTGTCGCTTTCGCCAAACATCATTTGCGCGGGATTACGGGCAATGCGTTCAATGTTTGTGTCTAGCTCATCCTCGCCCGTGTTCGCTTCAACCTCTTCCTGGTCATAACCCATGGCGACCAGTTCGCTAACCGTTGCCAACTTGCGGTGCGCCACAATGTCAGCGTCATCAAACGTACGGGCGCGTCTGTCAATGATGAATTCTTCAGGCGCAAGCGATTCAACGCGAAACTTCTTGTGTGTAATGCGGCGGCTTACTTTGACCTCGTGAACCAGCACGGTCGGCGTGATTTGCTGGCCGGTGATCGGATCAATGATCGGTGGTGGCGCGTTGGGATCTGGCTCGCTTTGCAGATCAACCATTTCAACGCCATCCTGACTAAGCAGCAACGTCAGCTGCGCGTCATCCATGCCGGAATATGACTCGTTTTTGATCTCGGTGCGCTCGTCAACCCACCACTTGATCACACCCGTTTTGCGCACCAAAGCGTCTTTGAATGCCGAGTGAAGCGTAACGAAGAAATTATTATCCTCGTTCAGGATGTATTTCACATAATCCGTGGCTTGCTCTGCCATCGGCACATCTTCTTTTGAGCGTGGAATGTACTGAACGACGTTTTCGCTGCTAAAGAATATGCGCATCAGGCTTGGCAAAATAGCCTGTACGGTGTCGCGCACATCCATCGAAACAACCTGGCTGCGCCCTTCTTCCTCATCGCCAAAAGGATCGCCAAAATAGTATTCCGTAGCTTTGGCGCGTAAGTTGCCAATCTCAAGGTCAATGAAGTTAACGGCATCCGTGAGTTCAGCGGCAACAATGGCTTGAACTTCCGTATCGTCCATGGGCTCGCCAGACTTCGCGCCGGTTTCAAGTTCCGTTTCAATGTCCATAGCTCACCATTTAACCTTGTTTGCCCAATATGCGGCGCTCATTTTACCCTTGGCGATGTTGGCTGCGTGACGCGCTTTGAATGCTTCGTTGCGTTTTGATCCTTCAGGACTGCCGCTTACGCCTTGTTGCCCGAAACGAATCAGTTTGACCTCATCACCCGATTTCGCTAAAACAGCATGGCTTTTTGTTGGGTGGCTTGGCGTTTTCTTTGGCTTGTTGTAACCGGAAAACGTTTCTGATCCTCGTTTAATCACGCCATTCAACCTTGTTGCGGGAAGTTTGACCGATAGAAACGTATAGCTTGCATTGAGCGTCGACTATCTTGGGTTCGTGTGATGGGGCCGCCAACGAGCCATGCGTCGCATGTTCTTGCCGCGGCGCACTTGAAGTGGAACAGTTCGCAATAACCGAGGTTTTCGGCCTCTTGAACAACCTCCTCAAGATCCACGTCCATGCCTTCATCATCACCCTCTTCGCTTTCTTCGCCTTCCATGGCGGCGTTTTCAGCGTCGCCTTCGTAATCGTCGTCGCTTTCTTCGTCGCTTTCTTCTCCATCTTCGCCGTGCATACCGTCTGTGATGCACTCAATCATTTCTGGCGTCTGAATAAACGCTGCGCAGTTACCGCAACGCATGCTCATGGCTTGCTCTAAGTCAGTGTTCCAAGCCTTTGATTTTGCTTGCCAAAATTCATCGTTTGGCATTTCAGGATTAGCAGGGCCATAACCCACATTGGCAAAAGCCCAATTCCTGTTCTTTAGGTTCGCCAGTGCATCCGTGGTTTCAATAGGGCATTGCATCACATCGGCTTCCGTGTGATCCCTGCCTCGGAAAGCGCAATCGCAACGGCTTGCTTGGGATTCTTAACCTTCGGGCCTTCCTTGCTACCAGAATGCAACTTACCCGCTTTGTACTCGCGCATGACTTTGCTGATCTTCTTTTCGGCTTTGGTTTTCTTCATCATGGAATTATGTCCGTCATAGAAACACGCATGGTGTGATTTTGTTCAGCAACAATGGCAACCTTTTGACCTGGCGAAACAGTGATGTAAACAACCGTGTTCGCTGGAATAATAGGTGATGATTCGCTAGCAACTGGATCATCGCCAACTGCAAAGTGGCAGTGATAACCGGCATTTGAACCGTTAGCAACGCGCATCAACGTAACGCCAGTGCCAGCGGCATGCGATTGCTGGCTTATTTCAGACGTTGTGATATTCGTGTTTGCGCCAAGTTTGCCGACAATCTCAGGCCATAGGTGACCCGCCGAATCGCGCACTTGCTTGCTCATTTCTGAGCCTCGTAAGCCAAAACAAAATCCCCAAAAGCCTTATACCTTGCCACCGCGTACGCAGCCCTTGCTTCTTCTTCAGTATCAAAAACGCCAATGTATTTGTGATCGCACGAAACCTCAAATCGTGGCCTTGCGTAATTTTTTGTCCTGACAGAAAAACCTTTTGATTTCCTATTAGATTGCTGCTCCCTTTTAGTTGCAGCCCTTAAGTTTTCAACTCGATTGTCGCTTGGGTTTCTATTTATATGATCAACCGTTTCTGGAAGATATCCGTGAGCAAGTAAATAAACCATCCTATGGAGCAAAACCCTCTTTAGCTTTCCTTCATGATGGATATATGTTCCTATATATCCTCTTGACAAGTTTGTTCCTTTTAACAAACCTCTTGGCCCATAAATCTTGCCATCGATGAGTTTGTAATTAGCAAGAATTTTTTGCTCAAGGGTCACTTTTTCCTCGCTGCACGCATATTATCTGTCAAATTAGGGTAAGGACGGCCAGCGGACTTCGCCATCGCCTTTGCGCTAGCCTTTTCCTTTTTGGATAAAGGTTCGCTCTTGCCAACTGATTTTGGACGTGGCTTGTCCCAAACGGGTTTGGTTTTCATGCGCGCACCTTATCAATAGGCTTGCAAAAATGCAAGCGGCGTGTTAATCGCGCTGCAAACGCTTTAGCAATTCCACGCAATCCGCCAATAGCTGATCGGTTAATTCAAGCAACTCTTGCGCGATTTCGTTTGCCACGTCCGCTTTGACGGATGGGTGGATGTTCTCAACCAAACTGTTAACCGTGGCTTTGATCGCCATTTGCTCTAGGTTCATCCC